GCTTTGTAGGCTCGGGCAGCTTCGGCGGCAGGGGCGCCGACAGTTCCCTGGGTGTCCTTGACGCCTGCAAGGGTTTCTATTATAACATCGGTATTTTCCTTGCCGTCGAAGGTATCATAGAGTCCTTGGTTACCACTGCCGTAGTTTTTCAGGCCGCGTAGGTCGGTTCCGTAGCCACCCCATTTGAACGTTTTGTTGCCGCCTGCGTCAACGCAGTCACTTTTGGCGATAATGAACTGGTGGCATTCGGCACGAAGTCGGATGCCGATACGGATATACTTGGAGCGGTTATTCGCGCTCATGGAGTTCCATTCGGAAGCCGTGAAAAAGACTTGTTCACCGTCTTCAATTCGGAGAGTAGCCAAAGAAAGGTCAAGAAGCGTACCTGCCCATTGCATATATTTGGCGATGTCGCTTGCGGGGGTGTTTTCATTTACAGTTGTAAAACCTATTGACTTTAAAGCTTCTATTTGGTCTTGTTTATTCAGGCGCAGAAGCATGGCACTGGCGATATTTTTATCCATTTTATTGTATAATATTAAGTTAATACTATTCTGAAGCAATAGCTCTCACATGGAGAAGGGTTGAATTTTTAGTTTGAGTGGTAATACGTCCGGTATTCAGTTCGAATATCCAGGTGGAGTTATTGTCCCAAATCGTTGACGACCAATAGTACTTATCAGTCATCAGCATGGAATCACTACTCCAAAAGGTACGCATCATCTCATTGATTTTATCGCGGTAGCGGTACATCAGAAGCATTTGGCCGGATGAAGGAAGGAACCAGTTGGATTCGTCATCGATACCGTCACTTTCCAAAGTGTAGGCACGGTATGCACGGGCGGCTTCAGCAGCCGGCGCACCGATTACACCACTATTATTCTGGTCTTTCAGAGTTGCGATAATAAGGTCGGTATCTTCCTCACCAGTGAAGCAGCCATACATGGCGCCCAGTCCTTTTTGTTTCAAGCCGTCTATGGCTTTGCCCTGACCGCCCCAATAGAAGGTAGTAGCCATGTCGGCATTATAGCACTCCTGGGCAGCGATTACGAAGGAGTGTCCGTGGGCACGGATACGAAGACCACGTTTGATGTACAGTTGCTTGTTGGCAGCGGTTAGCGAGTTCCATTCGGATGCGGTGAAGTATGCCTTTGAGTTGTCCGAAATGCGGTTACACGCAAGGCAGAGATCAAGAAGGCCGGCGGCCCATTTGATGCGTTGAGGAAACTCGCTAGCACGGGTATTGTCAGTCACATCGGTAAAGCCCACTGACTGGAGGGCTTTCACCTGCTCCTGCTTGTTCAAGCGCAGCAGGGTTGCGCTTTGTTCATTAGTCATAGTTACTTGTTAATTAAATCATTAATATCCATATTGTCTTCAGCAAACCGTTCGAGATATTCCTCGTAGGTTTCGCCGTTATAATATTCAAGGACTTCATTGATGTTGTCCAGAGTTACGTTATTGTAATACGGTTCACCACCATAAGACTCATTATTGAACCAGTTGATAAGGTCAATGTAGGCATCTATGACGGTAAAGATGACAAGGCCGTCGATACCGGATTCAAGGGATTCGATTTCACCTGTCTCACGGATAACAGTCAAGTGATACGTGCCGTTGACTACCGGTTTGTCCTGTCTGTTACCGTCCTCATCCATACCGGCAACGCCATACTCAAGCAATGCAAGAAGCTCGGAGCCGTCAGCTTTCAGTGTCATGTTCGAGATACGGAGCATGGAAAGTTTACGGGATGCCGTTTGCGAAGCGAGCACGTCACGGAGCATTTGGATGGCATTAAGTTTCGGAGACGTTTCAAGACGCAGCCGCCCGACGTTCGGCATGGATTCGATTTGCAGGCCGGACGAAGCGGAAAGGCCGGTATAGGTCAATTCAGGCAGGCCGACAAAACGGATGCTTGTCATTGTTGGTGGAAGGGAGATGTCATTAATCGGAGAAGTCTCTGCAAGAGTGATGTTCTCCAATACACTACCCTCAGTTTGGATATGTTCAATACGGGGACACTTGGAAGCATCAAGGCTCTTTGCTCCGGTGTTACGGATGTCCAGCGTTTTAAGAAACGGCAAGTCACCGAGCATATATGCCTCCAGTTTATTGTAACCCATAGGTCTTTCGACGTGCGTCTCGCCACCTGTTATGATAGTCTCCACAAGGCTCATCACCGAGAAGTCGAAGTTGTCACTAAGCGTCAATGCGGAGAGGTCTATACTGCTCATTCGGTCAGCCTGGTAGATGTAGAGCAGCGCGCCTTCGTCCTTGGCGAAGTTGGTGAACGTGTAGCTTTGTCCGGCTTCGAGGTAGCAGCTCTCCGAAAGGTTGCCGCTCGCATCGTTGCCGACACCGAAATAACCCGTGGCAGCTGCCGTAATGGTGATGGTCGCGTCCTGCCCGCAGGCGATACGCCCGGACAATACCCCGCTGAAGAAGTCGCCCGTTTGGTAATAACCGTCACGGATGCGCCAACGGGTGCGGATGAATGCCGGAAGCGAGGTCAAGCCGAGACCTTGCAGGGCATAGAAGTAGATGGCGTCTGAGGTGGCGGTGTACTGGATATACTTCCGGTAACCGTCGTAAGAACTGACCACTTTCGGCCACACCAATTGACGTTTGGTACAATAAAAATAGATAGCGCCATCCGGTGAGAAAGGTTTCATCATTTGACCGTCCACTTCTATTTGGCAGGAGCGCATCGCCGCGATGACCGTGCGCAGGTCTATGGTGTTTCCGTCGGCAAGCAACACCTCCTGCTGTTCCCTACAACATACCCAAAGGATGCTGTTCCATCCCGCAAACGGGTTAGTATATGTGTCCGTCGATGGCTTGCCGGGGTCTACTTCGGGGTCGGTGTCACAACCGCCGTCATTGTCCTTGTCATTCACGCCGTCGGCATCATATATCTTGTTAAGGTACATGATGAGGGCGTTTGGTGAATAGACGCCCTTGGTTACGCTCGCCCCGCTCTCCAAGAACCACATCGGCTGCATATTCTTCGCCTGTTGGTCTTTGCCGCAGGCGTAATCGGTAAAGCCGTAGTAGCTCATCACCGACTTGGGGTTAGCATGCAGATGTAGTTGGGTACGCCAGTTCTCTTGCCAGTCGGCATTGTAGTCCTTGTCGCAAGTGTGGCAGAAGCGCAACATATCATAGAGCTGGTAAGGCACTTTCTTCCCGAGCGCGTAATCGATGGCAAGCTGGTCGTTGTCCACCATGCACTCGAAGTAGTACGTCCATGCAGGGAACGTTTCGCCCGATATTTCTCCCTTGTCGATGAGTTTCTGTACCCATGATGACTTCATCGTGCTTGGCTTCATCATTTCCTCAACCGAGGATACCCCGCGCCACCAGCACATCCCTTGGTACACAAGCAGTTCGAAACCCTCAATGGGGTTCAGCACGTCACCATCAATGACCCATTTGCCACCTTCCTGATACATTGAACCGGTCGTATCCTTCCATGCGCCGTCAACGTAACGCATGAAGCGGTAGTCACGCCCGCAATACAAAGACAGCAGGTAGGGCATACCCGTATCAAGTCCGTCTGTAGCCTTGAAGCGTTCCTCTATCTGGTCAAGCGTTTCCTCTGCGCGGCCGAAGAACTCGACAAACGATGCGTCCTGGTAGTTCAGACAACCGAGGTTATAGCCGGGAGTGTTCATGAAGCCGAGGGCGGTCTGCTCCCCTTTGTCCTCTTTCCAGTTGCCGCGCGCCTCGAAGTAAACATTCTGCAACGTGTCCGACGTGGAACGGAACACGCACACCGGGTGGTTGGCGGTCGAGTGGTTCATCTCCAAGCCTTCAATGTGTATGTCACCCAGGTCGTATGTGCCGTCAAAGAAGCGCTGTGCCGGGGTCAGGTAGTCGCCACCGAGCGAACGGTAAGTGTAGTTCATCATGTCGCAAGTGCCGCAATCGTTCACACCGCTGGAATCCGAAAAGTCTATCTTTACCGTAATAATGTCCACGGGAATGGTATTCTCGCCCACACGCACTTTTTTCTGCTTGAAAAGCGCGTAGGAAAGCAGTGCGTCCGCGTTGGTGTAATCCGGGAACAACGGAACAATCTCCTTCGCCTTGCCGAGATAATAACGGGGATTTTTCTTGCAACGTTTGGCTGATGTGGTTCCCTGCCTGCGTTTGCGAACGCCGCGTGCCACAAATGAACGCCACGGATGAACGGGGTCGTAGTAGTAAAGGTCGACGGTGAAGTTGTCACTTGTCGAAACACCGTTGTCAAACTCGTTGAAGCTCTCATCCGATGCAACCTCAACGATATAGGGAATGCCCCGAGCGTAAAGTTCCGCAGCACTCGGGCGCAACATAGTCGTACCTTCAGCGGTCTGGGAGACAAGTACATTCTCAAACTCGTATTCCTTGACCATTATTTCCGTGTCGGTAAGCCGGACAAGGTAGTTCTTGTGGGCTTGCGCCCATTCGAAATAGGTGTTCCACGCACAGAGGTTATAGAGGTAAAGGTCGCCTTTCTCTCCATTGAATTTGATATTGCGATCCTGGAAAAGATTGCCGGCGCCGCCCACATAGCCGAGGGCCGCGACACGTTCGCCGTCAAGGTAGAGACATATCATTGAATACTTGATGCCGCCACGCTCAACGTATATGCTTGTAGGCTCTACGACAATAGCAGCGGTTATCTCCTTGCCCTGCTCGTAGGAGCGTTCCTCACGCGACCTGATGCCGTTCTTGCAGTAGATGCCCACCTTTGAGCCGGTCACATAGAAGCCTGCTCCGGAACTCTCGTCGTAACACTCCATCAGTTTTGCGTTCTTGTCCTTCACGTTTCTGGTCGCAAAGGTGAACTGTATCGCCCCGCCTGTAGCCTCCAACATCGAAGAGCCGAACATATAATGGTTGAGCTGTCCGGTTACATTTTCCGCGATGCGCAGGCAATTCTTGCCGAGGAAGGTACCGAATCCGTTGCTGGTATAGTTCGCGCCGGCCAGTTTCAACTCATAACCGTTCGACGTGATGCTATGGTCTGCTTCATCGTTGGAGCGTCCCGAAAAATCAAAGTCGTAGATAGTACCGGAAGTCAGTTCGGCATCGATGGCCGAGCCATCAATAGTAACAACGACATTATCGCTCGATACACCACTGACGATAGCATTGTAGGTTACCGCAGTGCCGTCGGCATAACCTTTTATCTGCTGTGAAACAGAATAACTGCGGGTATTGAGGGCGAGAAGCTGCGTGAATTGTGTACCATTGGCAAATATGGCGACATGCGACTGCGACTTGCCGGGGGCGTAAACCGCGACATCGAGTTTCAGCGTGTCGTACAGGCGGACCATGCCACCGGTAGTGTCATCGTACCGTAACGATACTATCGGCGTTTCATTTCCAGCTTCCACCACCATTACGGCAGTGTAAATAGTATTGCCTTTTGCACCGCTGGCTATGTCAGTCCCCTGTATGCGGAGCGGGTAGCTGCCATGTGACAGGCCCAGTTCTGACGGATGCAGGGTAATGGAATGGGTAAAACTGTCATTGACGGCGGTTGTGGCAAGGAGATGCCATTCTCCATTAATCTTGATGTCCACCCGGACGGAAATGCCTTTGTCAGACTGGTTGTTGGCGAACTTGTACAGGGGGATGGTAACGCTTCCTGTTGTCGGGGTTACGGGCGTGTCCGGGCTGTATTGCAACACTTGCACGCAGGTACAGGTTATATCAACGGCAGTAACCGAAATGTTCTTGCTTCCGGTATTCCCGGAATCATCGGTAGCCACAAGCTTGAACTTGCGGGAACCCGCAGCTGTGAAGAACGAAGTGAAGTCAAGCTCGAACGTGTAATCGGTCAAATCACCGGAACTCGGTCTGTTGACACGTTCCGTCCACACGGTCAGACCGCTGTCACGGTCAACTATCTCAAGCGTTTCAATGGAGTTCTCCGTTTCAATACCACCGCCGCTGGTCACGGAACGGACAGCCGCACGTCCCTTGATAGGTGAACCGTATGCCCCGTAGACGGGAGAGGATTCAAAGGCGATGGCCACAATAGTACCGCCACCGCCACTACCCCCGCCAGTACCGACAAGGAACTGCTTTTCCTCGCCAACCCCTTCACCCTTGGCATTGACCATTTGGATTTTGACAACACCCTCAGTCTCGGTGTCCAAAGAGAAGTCCACAGGGATGCAGTCATATGCACCGCCGGTAGACAGTGCTTTGTCACCGCCCTCTTCAGGAGCATCACCAAGTTCTACTTTCAAACCTCCACCACCAAAGTTTTTCCAAAGTGCCACCTCATTAAAATCGGAAACGGCTCCCTGGAACTGCCGGGTTTCCATTTCATACTCGCCTGTTTTATAGGTGATGATAAGGCCCGTTCGCTCATAATTGATACCTGATTCCTGTTGATAGGACACGATGGCGGCAATGGCGGTTTCAAGGGTATAATAGCCATTTGATAATGGTGCAATTTCATCGACTAACAACACTGCGTCTTTGCCCGTCGTGTCACTGTCGGCTCCAAAATCTGTCCAATTGCTTTCATTATTCCAATCACTAGTATTTGTCCACTGTTTGGAAAGCCAACCACTTTCTGTAAAGAATGTCAGTATAATACCCGGTATTTGCAAGACTTCTGCATATTCGGAAGTAGCACACTTGTCAAGTACAACAGAAAATGTTACTTTCCTATCTGCCAATCCAAACAATTTATTTGCATTAACAATGCCACGTGCTACTATCTGCTTATTTTGAGTTATCAATGCATTCTCATTATCCGTAATATCCTGGGCCGCTTGAGTCATTTCCTCTTGCAATCTTGCCCCCTCATCACCGGGAAACGCTGTTGCACTTGTATGGCCAAGCGCAAGGTCTGAGCCTATAGGAGTTAATTGAGTACCACTCCAACGATAACTCTTCCCATCCTCTTTACAAAGAAATACTTTCCCGGAATAAGGGATACAGCCATTATCACTTAGCATTCCATAATTTTCAGCATCTCTCCAATTTCCATAATATGTAGTAATTTGTCCATGCTCTTCTACAACTGATAAATAGGCAAGAATAAAACAATGACGTTCTTCGTCATAGACTACATTACACCCTTCATCTGTAGAATTTTTATCTATGGATTCGACGGTGGTAGGGATGCCAATAACAATATCGTCAAATTCCAACACATCATCCACATAGGCCGGCAAATGATGACTAGGCACTTTTCCATAATCATCAAGGGGAGCAAGTCCACCCTGAGCTCCTTTTGTTGCTTTGAATGCGCTTAACTGCTCATCCACATTATTAGCCTTATTGTTTGCCTCATCTGCCGTATTTTCTACAGCATCCATTCGTTCTTGCAGGGAATTGACACTATCATCATACGATTCATTCTTTTCCCCTATTTCAGTCACATCATTTTGTAACTGAGTAATATCATTCTGAAATTTTTCGACAATCTCATTATATTTCCCATCATCAACGGAAGGGGTTCCTCCTTCTTCTCCTGTAGGTACCCATTCTCCACCATCACCAACATATATCGGAGCTGGTAAAGTCGTACCAACAAGTGCCCACCAACCATTATGGGGAAATGGATGTGCTATTTTTAACTTCTCAATGGTGGCAAATAACCCTTTATTAGCAGATTGGATATTCTTTGCCTCAAGCCACCCCTCTACTTTTACATTCCCTTTTAAATGGGTTTTACCTTGAATGGTTACATCACCACCTATTGCAGCATTACGACTAACAGAAACATCACCGTCTACTTGTGTTGATTTGATTGAACTCATATTAATACTGATTTAGCTAATTCGTTCAATGCAGAGCTTTTCTCCACATCCCCGAATGTTGTTAATACTAGTGCAGCAATTGTATACACTACCGCATCATAACATCGCTGACAAATCTCTATCGCACCATATTTGTCTATTTGAGGATAAGGAAGATAAACTGCACGACTGACAGTTGCATCTTGGCTCTTACAAGAATAAAATTCCAGTACTCTCCCCTCTGGTCGTATAGAAATAGCGCAAACAGGACGTTGGGTAGTACCACGTATCCCTTTAAATCTAGAGGATTGCTTCTCGTATTCAGGATCATCAACACTTATGGGATAAAATACAGCACGTTCCCAATCGCTCATCTGAAAAACAACAAAGCGCATAAAATCTTCCGGTAACAACACACAGCCGCTTTCATTCTTTTTCCAATACACCTCTTCTCCGAAATTATGCCCACCATCGAGCAAGTAAGGAGGTGCAGAACTGTGTATACGTTTTACAGCCTCAATAATCTTTGATTTAATGATGTCGTTTAATGCAAGCGTTTCTACATCACCAATTTCTTTCAATACATCACTCGTTATGTTTTGGTCAAGTGCAATGCGAACATCTTTAGCTATCTCGTCAAGATGATATACCGTCATACGCTATTACTTTATTATTACAATCCTTCGAACTCTATTCCATGGGCTGCTGCTTGTTCCAAGATGGCTTTAGTAGAACGCATAGAAGTACGACTGATACCAAATTTATCAGCAAGATAATCTTTGGCAGTTGCAATATCGCTCACTTTGACCTTACAGATAGTGTCATCATTGCCCGCTTCATCATTATCTTTCGTCTCTCCGTTTTGCCCAACGTTCTCGTTGTTATCCAATTCTGTTTTATCTACATTCTCAGCAGCCGGAGTTTCTTTCTTCTTTCTTAAAGAAGTGCTCTTTAATTTATCAGTTACCTCTTTTTCCGCACTTTGTCCTTGTGAAGCATGGAGCTTGAACAGCTTTCCAAATTTATAGTGTTTCTCTATTGACTTTTGTATCACTTCATTATCAGTAGTAAATACGCTACTACCATCTGATAAGGGAGTAAACGTTATATGCAAATTCTTTTTGCTGGGAAGCACAACATTAATACTAATATTGGTATTCGCCTTGTAAGTCTTAATAATCATATTGTTGAATGAATTAAAAAAGGGATAGGACTTTTATCCCATCCCCCGATTAATAATTTGATTTATTTATAATTAAGCGGCTTCTGCACCACTTTCTTCTACCGTTGTAGGTGCCTTTGCAAGTCTCATACGTGCATGTGCCTTTGCATAGCGCAGATACAAGCAGCTTACCTCTTGAATAACTACCGCATCAGTACGGCGGATACCGGCCTTTTGCAAGTCAAGTACGTTACGTGCCCAAGACACATGAGTTTTTTTGGAAAGATATTCTGGATCCATAGCAAAACCGCAATCACTCATACCATTCACATCAAACAATTCATGATGAATGGTAAGAACTTCTCCAAAATCAGTGTCCCAAGATTTAAATTTCAACTTCCAAACCTCAACAGTATCTTTCAAACGAAATTTCTCACTCTTAATCTTGGAAAATGCCGAAAGCATATCACTTCCGCAGAATAAAATTTTACGCTTATTACCGATACCAGTACCGACAAAAAGGTCTTTGGTAATATCTACGAGATTATCATCAGTAATCTCGGCACAGTTCTTTTCGCTGTTCCATTCACCAACCTCGATGTCCTTTCCTGCCATCCACCAGATCCCCCCTGTAAACCAAGTATTCATACCGTCCTTGGCAACATGTTTGATAACCTGTTTAACGCCAAACAAGTACGTATTCTCCATGGCAAGGCGCATATCATATACGCCATCTTCTTCAATATCGGAAAAGTTCCAATTCACTTCTTTGGCAGCAATCTTGTCAAAAGTAGACTGTTCTACCTGTATCATGAAGTTCTGACAGTACTGCGTTTCCGGCATAGGAATATTGTTGAAACGCCCGGTCTGCACATCCAGTTCACCACAAGCCTTTCCCATACGGACAAGAGTCGTTCCTTGCGGAATTTCCGGTAAAAGAATGGGTTGCTTGCTTGAATCATCCATTTTCCCATTTACTGCATAGACTGTCGGCAAATTGGTTGAACTATCTTTTCCGCACACACAAAGCACAAGGTCAGGAACATTGCTGTCACTTTCTGAATATGCAGTCCCGTCCGGTTTAGTAATAGCACTTACACCTACCACACGGATAGTGTCATCCAATGTGAACATATTCGAATCACTCACTGGCAAGGAAACACTTGCACCACTTGTCATTGCTTCCAATTTTTTATTAGTACTACACTTTATTTCGCGTGTACCCACACTATAGTACTTCACCTCAAAAGAATTAGTACTACTTGATTTCGCATAACGACTAATTTGGTCAATAGGTGTCGCCATCGGACGAATTTTCACAATGCGCTTATCTACATCGCTTAAGTAAAAATTCGGGTCTCCATTTTCACGACCAGCGGTTTCTGTGGCAATACCATCCGTTCCACCTGTTCCGTCTGCACCAGCTGTCACTTTACCTGCATCTGGCAGATTTGATGCGTCAGCCATCATGACACCGCTTGATGCACTCGTCACAAACGCTAATATCATTAGCGTAATGCGACAAAAGAAATTCATTGCTTTCTTCATTACTTGAAATTTTAATTGTTAATAAATGAATTATGTATATTTATTTGTTTATTGACCTACGTTTTTCGCCTCCACGTTCCCAAATATTCTGTGCACCATCATATCGACTTATTGCACCAAGATCGGGTATTTGTCGTGAACCGGCATTACCACCTCCATTCTTTCCTGCAAGATTAGCAGTACCGTCACTTTTGCTCCCTTTGCGTAGTTTTTCCTCAATCTTACTATTGCGTCCTTTTACTTCCCCCTCATGACTGGCTGTTTCTACGTCGCTATCATGTTTAATAGCCTTAATAGCCATTTGTATGCTTTCGCGCGTAAACTTACCAAGAAGCCCGTCTTTCATAATGCCAATCAGGAACTCCATTGCTTGGTCTATTTCGTCATCAGAAAGTCCATCTTCCTGTTGCATTAACTCGAGGGTAGAAAGCGTTTCAGTAATGTTCTGCTGATACTGCTCTTCAAACTCACTCTCTTTAGCTATACGTTCCGCATACTCTTTGTTGGCAGCTGCAAGTGCTTCTTGCTTTTCAGGGTCTTCAAGTGCAGCTTTGAAATCATCACCAAACTTACGTACCATACCAACAATTGGATCCTCCCCTTTACGCCAATCTGTAAGGAATGCCGCACTACGCGGATTACTCGCAAATAGGTCAGAGAGTGCTTTTTCCCGTTCTTTATAACCGGATAATTCTTTGTCGTAACCGTCGTAATCGTCGTTAATTTGACCGAATAACGCCTCGTCATCAGCAAATTCCTTATCAGGATACTTTGTTTTCAATCGCTCTGTGTATCGTTCGCGATTGCTCTTAACTTCCGTATTATTAGGCATATTGTGAAAAATTTAAGTTTTGGTCTTTATCTACAAAGCAAAAATAGCGAGATGAAGAAGGAATCCACGTTTATCTTTTTACGCTCCAATTGATAACTTTGGAACATAGATAAATAGAAAATGAAGCATAAAGGCGCTATAATGGAATACTCAAAGGAACGTATGGACGATTTAATGAGAGCATACGATGAATACATTTCATCATGCGACTATATCCGTATGTCCGAGGTATACAAGATAATAGTCAATATGCCCTCTCGACGCTTTTGGGTTAGCGATATACGTGCTGCATTGATTATTTCTGCAATAATGAGAGGTAAAACAGATTTGAGCACAATGTGCCCATTGAAAAAAGAAATGTATGAAGAAATTTATAATCGGGTACTTAAGCTCCGAGAAGAATGTCCTGAATTAACTATTTCCGAACTGTGCGCCAAAGTTATTGCACAACCTGCTCCTAAATTCTACCTTACACCAGGTAGTGCAAAAGTAATGGTATGTAAAGCAAGAAAACAATGGATACGAGAAAAATGGAAAAGATTACGGCTCTTGTAATTTCTACTATTGTTATAGGTTTGTCATTTTTCAAAGCATGGGATTGGCAAACTGTAGGCATTTACGCAGGAAGTGATATTGCCGGACGTGTATTGTACCCATTTTTTCACGCAAACATTCTGCACGCTTCCCTTAATTCATGGTGTTTGCTTTCAATGGTTTTTATTTATGACATTGGAATATGGCGGTTAGTACTAGCTTACATTATTGCTGTTACGATTCCAGTTGACACTATTGGATATTTTATTGACGAAATGGCATCACCAACAGTAGGGTTATCGGGAATAGTATTTGTTTTATTTGGCTCAATCTCGTTTGAAGTATTACGCAAACAATATTACCAGTTGTGGATGATACTCTATCTTACTGCAGGTTTCTTATTTCCAAACACCAATGCAATATTACATCTATGGTGTTATATGTTAGGTTCCCTTGTGGCTCTGCTTAACAAGCCGATAATAAAAAAGTCACATGATTAAAGGTAATATAAACATAAAAGCCATTACCAATATACTAATAGAGAATGAACGCCGTAATTCAATTATTTATGCAAAATTTAATCCTATTACCGGCGAAGGTTCTGTAGGGGAACGTGTCAAATGTACCATTAGTGATTTTCCTATACGCAATCAATGGCTACCAAAGCGTGTAATGAAAATACCGCTTGTACGTCAACTTGCGGAAGCAGGTTCTGTTACCAGATTCCTTACGGATTACATGGGGGTAGAAGACAATCCGGATGATCGGCTGAAAGTTATAGAGCAATTTGTACGCATACGTAGCCGTGAGGACTTTCCATTTTGGGCAGCTACATTCGTTTATATCAAGAATAAAGGTGGTGGAGAAGATGTATTGTTCCGTCTTACAAGACCGCAACGTCGCTTTGTAGAACGACTTGAGAAATTACGTATTGCAGGAAAACCAATACGTATTATTCTACTAAAGGCGCGGCAATGGGGCGGCTCTACCACTTCACAGCTTTATATGGCATGGTTGCAACTCCTTCACAAAATAGGACTGAACTCACTCATTATTGCACATCAAGGTGCAGGCTCCGATGAAATCAAAGATATGTTCGACAGGATGATTAAAAAATATCCAGTCGAAATGCTTCACAAGATTGATGAGCTTTACAATGAGAATGAGCCGAAACTTGTAGGAGTGGGTAAGTCGGGTAGCATATACCGTGTTCCTCAACGAAACTGTAAAATTAAAATTGGTACAGCAGAACGCCCGGATAGTTGCCGAGGTGGAGATTATAACCTTGTACATCTTTCAGAAGTAGGTATATGGAAAGCAACGGAAGGTAAGAAACCAGAAGATATTGTGCGGTCGGCCTGTTCGGGTATTCTCCTAAAACCATACACTATGATTGTCTATGAGAGTACAGCGAATGGTACAGGAAATTTCTTTCACAGGGAATATACTGCAGCAAAGAAAGGGGATTCCCAGTTCGAGGCCATGTTCGTATCATGGTTCGACATAGAACAATACACGCTGGCTTTCAATTCGGATAAAGAAAAACAAGGTTTTGCAGAATGGCTCTATAAAAACCGTAACAATGAAAATACTAGTTCCGAACGTGAAGAATGCGGTAAGTATCTTTGGTGGTTATGGGAGAAAGGGGCTACGCTCGAAGCTATCAACTGGTATATAGCCGAACGTAGGAAGTATAATGACCATGGACAAATGGCTGCCGAATTTCCGTCCGACGATATTGAAGCCTTTGTTCATTCAGGAGCGCGTGTGTTTGACAAATACAAGGTGGACGCAATGCGTGATACTTGCAAGAAGCCTAAATATGTCGGCGAAGTCTACGCCGATGCAGACGAAGGCAAAAACGCTTTGCAGAACTTGCGTTTTGTGGAAGACAAACAGGGGTTGTTACATATTTGGGAACTTCCTGAAATAGATGAAAAGGAAGTTGTCACAGACCGCTACCTCACTGTTGTCGATGTGGGAGGCCGTTCCAATAAAGCCGACTTCTCTGTCATTGTCGTGTTTGATCGTCTATTCATGATTGACGGCGACAGGCCTGTCGTGGTTGCCCAATGGTATGGACATTGCGACATCGACCAGCTTGCGTGGAAAGCGGCACAAATAGCAGCGTTTTATGACAACTCGCTCTTGGTAATAGAGAGCAACACGTTGGAAACCCATGATAAAGAGCGACAAGTGGACGGTGACCAATCCGGATTTATTCTTAACCAAATAAAGGATATATATCCCAACCTGTATGCACGCAAACAGTCAGAAGAAGATGTACGCGAGGGATTACCTACAAAATATGGTTTTCACACCAACATTTCCACTAAACCAATGATTATATCAACATTAGTCAAAGTTATTCGTGAGAACCTGTACACAGAACGTGATGAACGTTGTTTAGATGAATATCTGTGTTATGAGAAAAAGCCGAACGGTGCTTTTGGCGCAATTACCGGTAAGCATGATGACTTATTAATGACAAGGGCTATCGGACTGCATATCTGCTTCTTTGAAATGGATACTCCCAAAATTGTACCTCGTGTTGGTCGATTTACTGTTAAGAGAAGAAAGAAAGCTGTTTCGGCAGCAACAATATAAAATTAAATATTTAATTTAATAAACTAATAAATAATGAACATTATCAGAAAATTACGCGCATCAATCCGCTTAAATGAAGCGGTAGCGCAAGCAGACAAAGCACATGAAGAAACAGGTGAACGTTATTACGTTATGCCCAATGGAAAGAGTGGTAAACTCATCATTATGGATAGATTCAACTTCCGCAAACTGAAACAGAAAGGTTATTTATCTCGTTCAACATTCGTGAATGATTTGGAGCGTGAGTGCTTCTATTGTACTCCTTATAAAAATGGAAGCGGCGCATTACCTGAATTAATTGTTAAACTCAAGCGCAAAGAATATTTCACTTACCTTGATTCACTCAAAAAAAGAAAAAAGTAATGGGAAGTAGATATGATGCAAAACAGGGAATAGACGGCATTGTCACACTTACTAATGACCCTCTAGCTATTGACAATATCCGAAAAATAAAAGCTGGCGACCGAGTTGTGTGTAATGACGATGGAAATTCTGGGACAGTGTTAGCGGTAGACGATGATAATTACGGGTGTACAGTACTATTCGATAATACATTAGAAACATGGATAGAATGCGACCAATTGTCCAAAGAGTAATTTTCTAAACGGCGAATAGAGCGAGTTTCTATTCGCCGTTTAGAATTTAGCCTTGCATTGCCCCATGCAACTGATTTACAGCTTCCATATTTGCATTTTGTTGCGCTTGTTGGAGCAATTGAGGTGAAAGCCCGTCAGGAACTCTCCCCTGTGCGAGTTGTTCCTTTTGGCTCTTGATACTCTGTAATAGTTCATCGGCAAACGGGAAATCTCCATGTTCAAGCAACTGTTCTACGCTGATCGCTTGGGACTGGTACAACTGCATTAGCATATCATTAGCAAGATGCCTGTATGCCGGTGTTGAAGTACTTTCAGTAATGCTTAAGTCAAATTCTACATCCCGGATTTTCTTCGGGTCATATTCAATTTGCGCACCACTCCTACCAGCAATATTGAACACACGTTTCGTATCATAAAACTGCTGCATGTTCTTCACATCTTTGTATGCCCCCTCCACAACAAAGCAACTAAAACACTCAAGCAAATCTAGTAATGATTTTGTAGCATTCTCTGTCTGTTGATTGTAATGTGATGCACTTTCCCCCGAATATCCCGGCTTTCCCTGCAATGCACCAGTTACCCCCGAAATATCCTCAAAGAATTTCAATTGCATATTCAGCAGTTCAGCAATACCTATGTTCGTGGAGTTGTTGGCTACCTGTTCCGGTACATTACCGCTTTTACTTGGTTTGTACACAATGACACCATTGAACTCCGTCCAGCTCTCAGCTATATCATCAATACTCACACTGTCCGGCAGGCAATCATCCGGCATAATCAGTACACCTTTCGCACTCGCTCTCATAATCCAGTCATAAAGAGTTATCAATCGGTTGGTGTATCGTTGCTGGTCTATCACATCCGCCACGAATGAGTGTATTTCACCATCAATAAACGGATAAGCTTTAAAAACGTATGGATGACTGCCATGTTCGTAGGGCGTCTCCCCTTCCCTCAATATATCACCGAATGGAGATAGATAATAGAAATACCAGTAATCATCTACAAACCAAGTAGCTTTTATCAACGGCACTTCTTCTTCAGGCATACCCACCTCCTTGGCCATACGCATACGTTCTTCGTTTTCAGCAAGTACTACTCGCACATAATCTTCCTCATCTATCTTGAAAATGTCACCATTCTGGTAATCATGGCAACGGTATCTCGGCTTCTGTTCCTTACGCCATATTTCTATTACCCTGCACCTTCCCGGCTCACTGGTAAAGAGAAAATCGTAATTTTCTAACCGACTATACCCGAAACGCTCCGCGTATGTGGCTATGTAATCTTTCCTTGCCGCCCACTTGTAAATGTCACGCAATTGTCTGTATTCCTGCGGACTGGAAGCAAATTGTTCACACAGTTGCCCAAAAGATATATCATGTACTTCTCCAAGCACGGACACATCCCAACCTCTAAAATCCCTCATATTGTTATCAATGAAGAAATTGTTCGGCTGTACATAATCCGTCCAGCAGTCTTCTTTCCCATTACGCCAGCCGTATGATTTACGATGAACAATAAAGCCACTGATTAGAAACTCTTCCATACTTCGAGCATACACATCGGGCATTCGGTTGAGTTGCATATTGCATTGTAATATAGTACTCATTGTTTCACCAAGTTTTTGTTCGTCTCTATCACGTGCTGTACAGGTAGGTTCTTTACTTTGGCTGCGGTACACCCCCAATACGCTGCGTACAAGCCGACGAATAAGATTATTTTTCAATGGCACATTACCTTGGCTCTTGATATATTCTTCTTCAGTCATGGATTTACCATCAACACAAATCATATCATCCCATTGAAAACCATAAGTATAGCGTTTATTGCGTTCCCGGTCTTTTCGAAAGTCCTCCATCTGATTCCAATAGTACTGCGCTTCCATTAGAATATCAAATGCTCTGCGGTCACCATACCGCTTTGCGGAAGCAACGGTATCAATTTCAGATAATTCATTCCGTTTCGGCGCAATTCGGCTCATTGGTAACAATTTTCCTTTGCCTTTATTATGCATATTTTCGTTGTTTAATGATTGCTTTGAGTACAAAAGTAGTACCCCAAGCAATCATTTTAGGTTTAACTATTTACGTTCACGAGTTTGATTCATCTCCAAAATCATTTCTTTTTTCACCTGATTCAATTCAGTCTCTATATTTTTGCGTTCTTCATCGTCAGCAGCTTCTTTCAATTCATTATACAAACCATCTATGTCACTTTGATAATTTTCAAAGATTTCATAACGTTCATATTCAGGTGAATTGTAGAGAAAGTCTATCTTCTCTGCATAATCAAATATGCCGTTATCCGTATCTTCCTCATAATGTTTCAATCTCGTTTTTAACTTGTCATGTTCTTCTTTCAAACGGAAATACTCATTATTGACAGCTCTATACTCAGTACGTTCATCACCAGCCTTGACAAGTCTATTCAATATAAGGACACTGCGAGGATCGTAATCTCTTGTACCTGCAATAGTCGCAGCTGTTTTGGATAATTTATCAACCGTACTGAACACACCCCCAAAATAACCATTAAAGACATACTCAATTTCAGCCGGATTGAGGTCAATAGTCCCCTTTGTATACAGGTCGCCTCCTGTTGCTTCATTGATAACATTCGCCAAGCCTACAATATGCTTGTTGGCACTTTTATATGCTTTCGTCCATTCGGGCATATCCTTATTATAAGGAGTGTCTTTATAAAGTGGCATTCCCGTCCAGCTCTTTTCCACTACAAACGCCTCCCACAATGGCTTTGCAGCACTAGGAACAAAAGCATTCAAACCTCCACCTCCTTCCAAGAAATCAATAGGCAAAATTTGAGTTACTTGTCCTGCAATAGCTTCAGCAATTTCTGCACCTGTCAAATGTTCTTTTCCATTAAAAGTGGAAGTCATTAACTCACCCATACCATAAAAAGCACGATATTCAACAGGCAAAGGAATAGAAATCCAATGGTCACCAATACAAAACAAAATATTACTACGACGTACGTATTCAGGCAAATTGTAGTATGCATTTTTGTTGTCGTCATCATCGTCATCTCCACCCAAATAGGCGATAACGGCACCAAGCAAGAACATGACGGCAGCTCCTGTGAACGCTTTAGCCGGATGGTGTTTAGCCTGTTTCCCAAAATTAGTTGTACCTTGTATCGCTGCATTCCAAAAAACATAACCACTTCTGCCAAGCCCGGATATAAGTGCGGAAACATTACCCGTTTTTGTCTGTCCAGCAGTGTTATAGAATTTAGCTCCACTACCCTTCTTGTTGAAGTTTACACTTATCTCCTTTGCATCATAAATTGCTCTGTCTATACTACGTCCCATTTCACGTGAAGTTATAAATACCGCAAAACGTGCACTATTCTCTACAGCTCTATTCAATTCATCAAAGCGTTCGCCCAAAAAGGATAATGCTTTTTTTATGGGTAACTTGCCATTAGCCTTCTTCAATTCTTTACGAATATCATTCTTATGTTGCTCAATGTCGCGGATATTAGCATACCCTGTTTCACCACCATTCATCATAAATTGATAAAACATTACTTCGGTTTTATCATTCATATCAAGCGTTCCTTTACGATGTTTAGCCAACAATCTTTTCATCATGACAGGGTTAACTTTGGTATAGTTTCGATGAAAACGTAGAGCATAATTAGGACTCTCCTTTATCCATACCATAGAATTAGTATAAAGCATATCTCTCATGAAATTCGACACAACAAAGTCTGGATTACGTGTAGTATAAAACGCACTCAATTGACGGTTTATCTTCTCTCCGGCACGAAGAATAGCTCCAATAGCACCTGATGTGTCATTATCAGGATTAGTCTGTCCGTTCAATGCCTGCGCAACTCTTGGATTACCGTTAATGGTAATCAGATAGTCTCTGCCGTTACGCTTTACTACCACTTGATGCTGGCGCAAATCACGGTTCTCTATCACACGGTACGGAATATTTGCCGCATCTTTGCCGTGCTTGTAGTTATCGGGGGCAGATTCAGCAAGCTGCTTCATCTTATCCTCAAACTCGTTCATCTTTCGCTCTACCTCTTCGGGACTATCGTTGATGTCAATATTGTCGGGGAATATCGGTTTCCATTCATCGGAAACAGCATCGTACTGCAACCACAAATCACTCACACTAACAAGGTCGCTCGGATGGTTGAGGGCAAAGTTTAAGAACTTCTGCTTCACGAGTTTGTTGCGGTTTCCCTGCATAATGGCACTCTCGGCCATGGATTGCAGGTTGGCAAATGGATCGTCCGCTTTAGAGCGTCTTCCCTCCGCTTTCTTGATAGGTGCATTGAATATACTCTGCTTATGCGTAAGGTAAGCGTAAGTTTCAGCACTCGTTTTTTCATCAAATCCACGCAAAGGGATATAAAACTCATACATATCTCTCACACTGTCATAGGTTTCCTTGCTCATCATTCCACATTCGTAGGACTTGGAAAGGATTGCCTTGCTGACGGCATTAACCTTACTCCACAATGCGGTGGTATCGTGTGCGTTTTCGTACTCATCTACCATAGCCTGTGCTTCGGCTTCTGCATCTACAATCTCTTCCATACCTGTAAGAGCAGTAAGACCTGCATAATCACGCTTGCGACACTCGTCGATAAAGTCCTGCAAAGCCTTTGTACCCTTCGGATGCTGCTTCTGGTATTCTGCAAAGTCCTTTTGTGCATCACGCTCTGCCATTACTCTATTGCGTTCAAGACCGTGTTTAGCCATCATATAATCGGTCAGTTCTTCGCGCTCTGCTGTACTGTGTGCAAGTCTAGCTATCTCTTCAAGCATTGGCTTGAACAATAGGTGCGCAAAGGCATCGGCTTCGGCTTTGTTCACACTTGATAAGCGATTCTCACCTAAGTAAGCATTTTCAAATCCATCAACATCTTCCATTCGGGTATTCTTGCCGAGGATTGCGGTTATTGCTTCTTTCAAACCAAGCATACTATCCTGCAAGGCTTCCTGTGACTGATACATTCCACTCTTCACACGTTGTTCATATTTTGCTCGTGCCAAAGTACGCTCGTGTATTTCGGGATCACCATCTCGGTTCAGTACATCATCGGTTGAGGTGTCGGCAAATTCGCCAACCCTCAACTTGTGCTGCATAGCAATGTCGGCAGCTTCTCCGAACAGGTTGCTATGCTTACCCTCTTTCAGATTTTCATAACTACGCCAAAGGATATAACGGAGTTCATTGTCCGTCAGAGTAACCCCTCTAAAATCGGAAAAGCCCAATTTGTCGAGCATTTCAAAGAAGAATTGTTTTATCCTCTGCCACCAACCGTTTTTACGTGCTTCCTCGAAATTAATGTGTTCGGCAAGTCCGGCAAGGTATTCTTCGGTAGCCTTGCGGAAATCCCAACCATTCTTTGTTGCAAGTTCTACAATTTTTCGGCGTACGTTTTCATCGGCATTGTTGAATATATTGTCGAGGAAAGTGTCAAAGTGAGTACCGAACATCTTGCGTAGTCCATAGTGAGCTACTGCTTCATGCAACAAAGTTTGTTCCACGTCAGCAAGGTTTGTATTGTTTGGTATCACAACGCTGATCTTTCCCGTACTCTTAGTGTAAAAGCCACGTGCACTTTTAGTCTTACCTTTTAATCCGCTCACATTCGTGACCACCTCTACATTGTCAAGATGCAGTAATGCCGCCAGTTCTTTCACACGTTCTGTCATTTGCTTACGAAGTACTTTGGGGCTAATGTTGTTAGTACGTTCAATCTCTGCATTAAGGGCATTGATTTGAATATCAGTTACCGCACCTTCTTGTCTGCGCTGTGGTTCTCGTCCTGCTTTCTCCACCATTACATCAACCTCCGACGGTGTTAACAGTCGCTTCACGCGCATAGCACCTGTTATAATCCACGGATCAGTTTCGGGGTTAGGATTGGTACGGTAGCGGTATGCACCGTTTTCGGGAACACGTGGCAATCCTGCCAATGAATGTTGGAACTTGCCGCTTGGATTGATACCATAACTCATTGCTTCTTCCTGATAGTCCACATCATTAGCATATTCAACTTCTGCCCATACAAAATTAGCAGGGAACAACTCCTTATTACCGTTCTCGTCAATACGATTGAATTGTAATGCGTATGGAATCTCGCCCAAATGCCACCCTGGACGATAAGCAAGTTTTCCACTTCCGCCCTGCGTACCTTTACCACCTGCTTTTACTTGGTTGCGTCCTGTCTTGCTCTGTCCAGCAATAGGAGCAGCATCAGCATCGAGCCATACACCCACAGGCGTTGCAGCCCCGTCAGGATTAGCAACCATAGGAGGATAGAGTTCTCCGTTTTTCAAGACGAATACCTTATACCCTATGCCTGTTTTCTTCGGTGCAGCACCTTCGCGAATACGGTACATCGTATCATCGCTACGATATAGGACATTGTCCTCATCCATATTTTTTTCCTCAACTTTTACCCCCAACTTGGTGAGTTCTTTAACTACCTCATCAATGCGGTCAGCAGGAATATCGGCACGCAATTGTCCACGATAAGGATAAAAATTACCACCTGCAGCACGTAACAGTGTCTGGTTTTCGTAGTAAACCGCACCGTCTTTCTTTGTCTTTGGTACGGTTAGATAGAAAGTCTTTGCCCATTTGCTGCCTTCTATTTTAACTTTGCCATCGTGACTGGTTATAGATTGATATTCTTTAATCTGCTGTAAACGACTGCTTAAAGGCGAACCGCTGTTTTTCAACATAGAAGCATTCCATTTGTCTGGCATCAAGATTCCATCGTGAACATTACCGTCCATATCTGTATAACTGATAAGCTGTCCTGGATAACCGCCATATTCGTCTTGCGTGTCTGCAATCGCTTGCAGAATATTACCGGTCATAATAAAACCTGTCTTTCGTGTTTCAGACGGTATCTGACTGTCCCAGTTATCAAGAGTGGTAGAACGTGCAGCATCCCAATTATCATTGGTCATTTTGTCAATGTTACGCAATGCGTCTGTTTGAGATAACTTGATTTCAATGCGCCTGCGACCATCAAGTGTGGCAAATACAGCAAGCGTTGTTGAGGCTGTAATCTTACTGTCTTTTGCCTTATAGCCACAAAAGATTGCAGGGGTGGCAAAATCAAATACCATCGCTTCGAGGTTGTCAGGCACAAGATAAGACTTGCCAACTTCAAACATTCCCAATCGGCGCATCATCAGGTCGCTGCTTTGGTTGAGACGTAAAATATTGTCATTGTGCTTTGTTTCAACCTTTTCGTTGGTTTCTGCAATAAAGTTTTCAATAGCAACACGTTTTTCCTCATCACTACGTTTCTTTTGCCCGTTTATTTTTTCAGTCTGTTTTGCTATATCCTCTACGGCCTTTTCCTTTGCCCTCTCGTATCGTACTTCTTCTGTGTCAATTCTTGCTTTGTCCTCCTTACGGATAGTTTCAATGACACGGTCTAAGTATTCAGACGGTGCAACTCCTCTATTTGTTTGTTCAATAACCTTGCGTATTTCATCGGCTTTCATTGGCTTTCGCAATACATCCATTTCCACCTTTTCTACAAATGAATTACGAGCAAATGGATTATTACCATCTGGGTCTATGCCCTCAGATGACACTCTCTTTTCAATCGTCTTGGCACGTAAGGGCATAACGGTAATTTTCAAATCATTGCTACCAGTATCATTGAGGTATTTGATTAATTCGTTATAACGTCTTACAACATCATCGTAAAACTCCTCTTGCTCTTTGGTCGTTAACAGGGCAACATAGCCTGTAATCTTGCGTGCATCATCTTCTTGTGGCTTATAATCGTCAAGTTCGCTCGCTTGTACACGCCCACCACCAACTCCACCTTTTTTCAAAGGAGTTCCCATTTTATCATATATCTCCACATTATCGCGGAGGTATTCAACGACCACTTGGCTACCATATTTGTTGAGCAAATCCGGTGCTTCCACATCATTGCTTTCGCTGTCCTGTGAAGTTGTAGTATTGGCGTTCAATGATTTCAGCTTGGTAGAAAGCATCATTAAGAAACGGTTTTCGGCAGGTACAGGCAAACCAAGGTTGATGTAATAACCTCTATGTACTTGCCCCGTACGGTCAATACGACCTATCATTTGCATATAATCGTTAATATCACTCAAGGGCTGTGCTATAATCATAGAACGCTGACGTTGGTCGCTGAATTTTTCAGATGCATGCAGTGAAATGCCTGTTGATGCAGACTTGTTCAGAATGAGAACATCAAGAAGACCGCTATTGAATTCTCTCTGCATCCTCTTTTTGTCCTTGTCTGTTCTGCGTTTCACAATGACACGTCCATCCTCATTACGTTCAACATACATGTTGCGACCTGTCAATTCGCCAACCTTATAGCCTTTTTTATTCAAACGCTCAATAATGGCATCGAGTGGACTGATGAAAATGTCACTTGTGCTTTCACGAATGAAATCTTGCAATTCATAATAGGTTCTTTCTCCAGCCGGTCCCAATGCTTTCGGAGAATAACGTTCGTGGCGTTCATTTCCGTCCTCATCTTTGACGGTGTACTGCATAACAGTGTCAAGTCCCTTTAATAGACTTGCACTGAATGTAGGTTCATCAATGATTTCTCCCGGTGAATAATCTTTGATGCTACTCTCCATTGTGCTTTCCAATGCAATGACAGGGTGACGCCCCGCATTGATTTCGGATTCCACCTCGCTGGCGATAGCATCAACTTTTAGTGCAAGCATGAGTTGCTTGGTATAATTATAGGTTTTACTTGCAAAAGGAACATTTTCGACACCCATTTTGTCTGTTCCCCTTTTTACGCCTGCACTTTCAGCCATAATAGCAAGTTCCTTGTCCAATGCTTCAATCATAGGTTTCACATAATCCTCTTGAAACCTGATGATGGCATTAAATGCCGCAATAGTCCGGTCGTAGTTTTCTCGCGCACGTCTTACAATTTCAGGATCGGTAATAGTTTTCCAATCAGTAACAACATCGCTCATGTCACGTTCTCTACGTACCATTTGACCTGCATTTGTTAATTCACGGCTCATAATCTCTTGCAGGGTTACACCTCCCTTTTCGATGATGCTAATCATCTTGTCCGGTTCAACCTTTGCTTGGCTCATTGCTGTACGGATAGCATACAACGGCATCGTATCAGGACGTTTAGCAAACGTTGCACTCGCAAATGTAGCAGCCTTCGCTCCACGAAGAATACTTTGCAAGTATGCACCTGTATTGCTTGAACCTGCCGCAGTGTGACTTTCATCAAGGAACAAATAATTTCCCTCCGCAATGGCACGTAAGAAAGTGGCTTTCGGAGTTGCTTTACCATTCTTTACATTTTTGCTTTTCTTGGTGCGTGTTCCATTCTTTTTTGCCGCTTCGTCCATTTCTTGCTGACTGACTGCATCTCCTGTATTTACCTGCGAATAGGTTAATACGGCAAAGTCATATTTATCAGGTAAAGCTCCAGATGCAAATACTTTTGCCATTTCAGCCGATGATAAAGGTTTGTGGACAGTGTTGCCTTTGCTATCTACCATAGCACCGTCAGAATTGAAGATAAATGGCACAAGGTCACCACTGCCGACATCTACTAAGTCTCGGTAAATATCGGAGAATAGGTCTGCTTTCTGTGTGATGAATACAGGTTTCTCGCCTCGTTTCACAGCCCAACGGATAAGTGCTGCCATTTGCCGGCCTTTCCCAACGCCTGTTTGGTCACCGATAATAAGAGCCTGTCCCTGTTTCATCTGATAAATTGCCATAGCAACACTATCCATTTGCTCGGCGGCAAGTGCCTGATGTGCTTCTGCAACGGTATCATAGCCGAGTTCAGTTCTGATAAATTCATCAATGCTACCATGCTGTGCTTCAATTTGCGAAAGCACTTTATCCATTGCCTCAACCATAGCGGCTGGAGCAACACTTTCAAGTCTGAATGCTGTATTATGAGATCTGTACGGAAGCTTTTCTTCCATCAAATCTCTTTTCTTGGATTCTTTCTTTAATCCCAGTCCGTTTCGCCGAAGTTCCACTCCATCCACTGACTCAGACCCATTTTCCACAGTTCGTTGTCCAAGTCCTCTTCCGACATCTCCAGACTCTCCAACGGTACCAGTTCCTCGCCTGGCCTCACCAACTGTATCATTCTGTCCACGTTCTCCCAGTACAGAGTGTTGGCCGCTCTTAGAGTTTCCCGCCAATTCGGTTCTGCCTCCTTGTTCTTCCTGGCTTCTAGTACCATCATTCTTCTCAGATTGTCTATGATATCCTGTTCTGTCAGTTTCCCCGGATGTGTTGTCAGAGACAAACATAGGTCGCCCTCCTTGGCTACGTAATACTTCTGTTCCATTTGTCTTTTCTTTCGAATTTAATACTTCATTAATTATTTCATATAGGTCTTCAAAACTTTCTGCCTTGCGGATTGCTTTGCTCTCCACAGGAGGATATATGGCAGTTTGTGCACGTTCCTCATCGTTTCTTCTACCGTCTATTAATATCATACGAGTAGAGAATGTTGTTCCTTGTTTGGCGAACAATCTACCACTCATATCAATCACGCCTTTCACATTATAGTGGTCATACAGATATGTAAAGAATGGTTTCATACTTTTTATTGCACCATTACTTGCATATTCCATATTTCCACCTATAATGATAGCAGCTCTACCGCCATCTTTCATACTTGAAAGAGCGTTCAGCGTTATTTGTGGATCAAGTCCACCAATCATTTTTCCGTCATAGTTTACCGCTTCATGCTTGCCGAATGGTGGATTGGCAATAACTGCATCATACAATTTACCTCCCTCAAAAGGCTCTATTGCATTTTGCTGTGTTATCTGTGCAAATCCTTGCTCACGCAAATTATCCAATCGGATTTCATCAAGTTCATTGACATGAACCTGTCTAGCAGGAACTGCAAACACTAACATTCCATTACCTGCTGTTGGCTCCAAAACCTTTCCGTCTGTCTTTTTCGACATGGCGAACCTATCGGCAACCCATGCCATAGGTAGAGGGGTAGAGTATTGTTGCATCTTGATGCGATTGCTGCTTCGTGCTACAATCGTTGGTTGCATCTCATAGAGTTTACATATAGCGTCATACGATTCTTTACTCATGCTACCATAACGAGAAACCACTTCTCGTGCAGCTCTAACAAGTCCGTCCTCTACAAGTTCCTGCAACAGTATATCCGTTCTACCATCATTGTCAACTTCAAGTCCTAACTCGCTCGCCCGCTTTCGCAAATCCAAGATACTTCGGTATGGCTTGGTATCATTGTTAAGGGCTGCAAGCATATCAGATTTTACAGTCATTGCAAACTTTCGCTGTAAATCTGTTTTTCCGCTGTCTGAAACTTCAGTAAATAATTCACCGAACAAACCTCCTATTTGCTCTTTCAAAGATACATTTTTTTTCTCACTCTTCTTGCGCGTTGAACGAGTTTTCTTTATACGTTCCTGTGCAACTTCAACCTCCCCCGCCACTTCCGCCTCTTTCGTTACGGTTTCAGCGGTGGCGAGTGCATCAATGCCGGACTTGTCAAAGTTGGCCACGTCGAACTTCTGCACCTCATCGTAAGAGGTCATGTCGATATTAAATCCGTTTTCTGACACCTCAGGCAAATCTCTCGCACCATTGTAAAATGCTTTAAGGTACGGACGTATGGAATCACCCAAGTCTGCAATCATAGCCTTTGCATATTCTGCAAACTTCCGTGAGCCTTTCTCTAAATGGTAAACAGCCATTTCTGTGCCAATGGCAAGTATTTCAGGGTCAATACCAATATTCATTTGACCGAGTAACTTCTTACGCATACGCTCACGAAGTTCCGCATAACGCTCATCAGTAACAAGACGATTACCACTCGCTTCAGTCTTTTTCTGTGAATTGTCTTGTTGCTGCTTACTCCGCATATCGTTGATAAGAGTTCGAGCTTCATTAGCAAACTTGTCTGCACTATCTTTGGTCAAGAAAATAATATTTCCTTCATGATAAACGTCTCCACCACGCTTCTCTCCTAAATCCATCACAGCCTGCTTTTCCGCATCAATCATCTTCATCAAAGTACGAACAGAATATCTGTTATCCATTTCTTTATCAACAACGAAATCTGTCCTGCTGTCATGAATTTCATCCTTTGCCTTGCGATCAAGTTCTCGGGTCTTAATTTTATTTTCAAGCAAAACTCCAACTGCATCCCAAACTTCTTGCATGCCATTCTGCGGATTGCGAAGAATGCCTAACATTTCCTCCGGGCTGTTGGTTGTCTGACGAAAACGTGCATCACCAATAGGTATGGGACCACTCACGTCATCACGCCTCAATGTGGTCAGTCCTGTTTCCTTGTCAACGGAAACGGAGTATTGCCATATAGGAGTATATTCCTGCTTTTCCTCCTGCTTCGTGGCTTTCTGTTGTTGAGGTTCTGAAAACTGCACATTGCCGTCATTGACTTCTGACAAATCAGACAAAGACAAAGTGGGTTGTGACTGCAAACTTACAGCATACTCGGCTATCCATTCGGCATCTTCTTGGCTACGCATCATGTAGCCTTGCTTTTCCTTGTCCCACCAACCTTTTCTGCTTTTTACTTCCGCGTCGACAAGCTTCTTGTTCGCTTTGTCAAGGTCGGCAAGTAGCATCACCAACTGCATATCCAGAACCTTTCCTCTTTTTGTGGTGTACTGTGCAGGGGTAATGGTGTATGCGGTAACGGGCTGTTGGTTGTTGGCGGTGCGCTGTTGGCGTGGAGTTGCATCTTGAGTTTGGGCTTCTTTTTTGCTCTTTACTTTTTTATTTTCTGTTTGCTGGCCATTTGCTTCGGCAGTGGCAGGACTTGCGTTCTTGATGTCGAACACAATCACCTCACTGGGCAGATACCCTAACTCGCGTGTAGTTTTAGACGAGTAGTTGATGATGCCGTCATACCCTTTCGCCTGCAATGATTCGGTAAATTCAGATGCTTCTTCCGGAGTGAAGTTAGCAACGCCAATTGTGAAGAAAGGCTTCTTCAAGGTTATATTCACCTCAAACACCTTTCCCTTGCTCTTTCCGTCGCTCGCATAATCCTCTGCAACTGACCTATTCGGAGTGAATGATATGCCGTCTCCATTAAATCGGGCGGGAACATCCTCACTCTCTCTGGCGTGTCCTATTTCAAGGTCTCGAAACTCAACATCATTTGGAGTGCCATGATAGAGCGTAAGAGGCTTGCCCTCTCCGTCTACAATCATACCTTCCTCATTGACATTAGTCGGGGTCTGGTCTACATTATAGGTGATACCCCTTACGTTCGCATAGTTCGCAAACGCCTTTGTCTTGCGATGGCTGCTCTCTATCCACTTCTCGAACTCCTCCAAGTTAACGCCCGTCAGTATCGTCTTGTGCTTCTTCGCCCAATTTCTGTCATAATTAGCAAAGTAAGCTGCTTCAGCATCGTCAGCCTCATTGAAGCCCAGCATAACCTTGTGTTCGTCAAACGTGCCGTCCTCGTTATATTGGTCAACCACAAACACCTTGCGACCATTCCACCCGTCAATATCATCAGAGAGGAACACGTCTATATGGTCGCCGTCTACACCTTCCGTGCCACGAATATAGCCATAGGTGTTCTGCATGGTCGTTTCCCATTTGTTGCCCTCTGTGTCTATTCCACTACGAACGGATCCTTTCGGGTTCTCAATGGTGATATTGAATGTACCAACCTGCACATGACCTTTCTTATAATTGCCGGCTTCTTTCTGTTTCTCCGTAGGAGTAGTATCGGTTTCTTTCTCTGCCACTGCAACGGCATTGGCTAAAGACGATGATGCATCAATATAATTAACAACATCCAATAAATCTCCGAATGTTTGACCGTCATACTCATAAGTACTACCTGTATAATTACCTTTCGCATCGGGTGCATCAACTTTTATAACTTTATGAGTACCATCAACAATAATTGTCTGTTTATAAGTATCGCCATACTTTCCGCTTTCAACCCAATCATCTTCTTGAACTTCAATGCGTCTTGCTATTTTTGCACTAAGTTGATTGTCAGTATCACCAGAAGATAGCATTTCTTCTTGTGATAAAGAAGGTTCTATTTCGCTTTGTTCACCAATGCTTTCAGTTCTTCCTGTATCATCGATTGTCCCATTTCCGTCCTTAACTCGTTCTCTTGGCGCAAGATCTCCATTGCTTCCTTGCTGCCCTCGTTGGCTTGTTGCAGTATCGCCAACCAATACATTGCTTCGCTGTTGTCCATTGTAATCTAAATTTAATGCTTCTTTAATAGCTTGTACGAGCGTCCGAGGGGTATTGTCCGGCTGTTCGAACAGAGTTTCTTCCTGTGTACCTTGTATAAGGTCATAAATCTTGCCGAATGTGTTTTGAATAAAGCTTTGGCTTTCACCTTTATACATTGCGGCCAAATGCAAGACAAAGTTACTGAAATTATCAGCAGGGAGATAACTTTCCCCTGTAACATCATCCATTTGATACTGGCGTTTCCAGTTTTCTACAGCAATACGTGCTTCCTTGAAATTCTTTGCCTCTGCAAACATTTTATCTTGGGACAAAGCATAGTAAGCACGAACGGAATTCTGTATCTCATCTACCATTCGTTCACTGTTCGGACTGTCATAATCACGGAAAGCAGTGGCAAGAATAGCCTTTTGTGCTTTTACCGGCAATACGTTGAACATTTCCTCCAACCGTGTGCTGCCGTCCTTGAAGATGCTTTGATACATGATACCACGCAAATCATTCTTGGATTCAGGAGTTAGGTTGCCCTTGCTGTCAAACGCACTCTTGTATTGTGTGTGACTGATGAAACCTCTTTGACTCATCCATTTCAGAACATTTGCACCATTGGCATCCACAAGTCCGGCAAACGACATTTCATCATCCGAAGTCCTAAGCAACAGGTTGGCAAACGAACGCATTTCGGTTCCCATGCGCTGCAAGGTGTTTTTAGGTTTGATACGTTCAACACCTCCACTTTCTGTGTCTTGTGCAACAAACTGACCAAGATTGAGGGCTTCTGTATCGTCCACATGAAGCATATTTACCAACACCGGGCTTTGTATGGGCGCAATGTCCTCGGCACGCAGTCCAAACTCTTCCGCATGGTCTTTCAGGTATTGTCTATATGCTTCGGCCTGTTCCGAATGACTTTCCCACATCAGGCGCAAGGCATCACTACGGTTGTTTCCCTGTATTACTTCACCACGTTCGTTTACGGTCGGCGCACCGGTGTAAGCGGTAATACTTGATGTGATTTCTTCCGGACGAATGTTCTCGGCGATTTTCCGTGCAGACAATACGCTTGCTTCGTCATTGCGTTCCTTTGGTTGCGCTTCATCAATAAAATGCAGAGAATTGCGCACACCTTGTATATGACTCGGTTGCAACAATGACGCATCAATCACGGTTACATTGCCAGGAACCACTACATCATTGCTGAATTTCACGTTCACCTCTTTACCTTGTACAGTCTGTAATGGTTCTTGTCTGTCAACCTTATGGCCGTTTACACGTCTATATCCTCTTGCACGGGCATCTTTGGGAACATCTTCCACTATATCGGGAACTCCGTTAAGTGCTTCACGTTCCTTGCGTTCTGCTTCCTCACGCTCTGCACGCAATTTTTCTTCTTCCGCCTTGCGCAATGCGGTAGCTTCATCGGCAATACGTCTGCGCTCCGCATCTGCTTCCATTTTTCTGCGGTTGGCAGTGCCGGCTATCTTTTGCCAAATGGACAATTCCTGTTTGGCTACATCAATCGCCGCCTTGCGTTCTTTCTCTGCTACAATCTTCTCTGCAATAGTGTTTCCACCGGCAGATTTCGTTTTCTCGATTTTCTTCAATGCTGCTTCTTTGTCCGCAACCATTCCGTTAGCCACGGACTGGGCCATAGCTTCGTCTCCCTCTGTCTGCTCAACAATGGCATCCCAAGCAAGGTCGGGAGTTTCCGCCTGCTCATAGATAGGATTACCTTGTTCATCTTTGGGAATTCGTTCTAATGCAGACACTTGCAACTGCTGTTCCTCCAGAGAACTTGCTGCCACTTCCGAATTATCATTCACACTTGAATTGGCAATCTCAACAGGTTGCCCATTGTGTTCTATCAGCATGGAATCAAGCTCTTCACGGGTAAACATATTCACACGCTTACCATTCAAGGCATCTTCCGTATAAACTTCATATAGTCCATCGGCATCCACATCGGCGGTGATGTTACCACGAATACCTATACCATTTTCATCACGGAGCGTCACAAGGTCATTCATTGCATATTGCGGTCGGTCTGCTTCCTGCTGCAAAGCAAAGTTTTCTTCAACTCTCTGTTGCTCAAACTCTGCGATTCGTGCAATGTTAGATGCGTCCACAAACTGTTGGATAGCCTCTTTTGCTATAGGGAATACATTTGTTCCGTCTGTCACATTGATAGTTCCGTCGCCATTGTCCATGATTCCGTTCTCATCTGAAACTATTGTGACCTGTATTTGCGAACCGTCTTCACCGGCAATGGTATAGGTTTCGCCCGGATTGAATGTGACAACACCATCAATCTTATCCGCAGCTTCACGTGCAAATTGTTCTCTGATAGATTGTGCAGCCAACTCCTTCTGCTCGTATGGGTCTTGTACATCATCAAAAGACAATATAGCATCGGGAGATACTTGTTCAAGCCCACCTGTGTCCGCATCACGAACAATGATGCTATTGTCAGAATCAGTCACACTTACACCGCTACCATCTGCATATGGTACAAGAGTCCCACTAAGAACATACACCTTGCGTTCATCCTGCTTCATGGTTGCCCCCTGTATCATACCTGTCTTGCGGTTCACACGTGCATCTATCATCGAATTGCTCTGTTCCACCCGTCCGTCTATATCATCACGTACACGTTGAATCATGCCATTGTAAACCTGCTTGGCATTGATATAGTCGATAACAGAAGACTTATCCTCATCACTCCATTGCTCATTCCCGTTCACAAACTCCAATGCGGCAATCGGATTCTCTTCAATCATCACAAACATATTCTCATCTGCAAGGTCTGCCACTTGTGTTCGATGGTATTCGTACAGGTTCTTCGCATCGTTCATTTCCTGCGAGGAAGTGACGTTGTATCCGTCAAGATAACTGTCATTTGCCTGTTGTTCGCTTTCACTTTGAACACCGCCACGGGACCGGGCCATAGAAGCAAGATTGAATCCACGCAAATTCAACGAACGTTCCATATAATTCAGTACGGCTGCTTTCTCATCAGCGGTAAAATCTTTATCACCGGCAACAAGTTCCGCAACTTCACCGATATTCTCATTGGTAGTAAGGTCAAGTGTTGCCTTCAACGGCTCCCATACTTCTTTACCAAGTAATTCATTCACTTTTGCATCTGCTTTGTTCACGCCATGCTTCATGGATGCATAATTTGCGGCAGACAAGGTATGTTTTCCTGCCCCCATCAACCCCATAGAGAGTGCCATTCCACCCCAAATATCACCGTGAAATTGTCCAGTTGCAAATAAGTTAGTACGTGTGCCGTCCGGATTCTGCTGATAAGCATCATCAAGACTAAGCATTGTGCGCCACAATTGACCGTAGTATTCTTCTGATACTTCACCAACATAATCACTGACACCCATCTTATTGAACATCTGATGAGTTTGCCCCATTATACTATTCAATGTACCGGCATCTGCTTTTGAAAGTACACCTCCCAATCGCTTTGCCCCTAGAACATTGGCGAGTTTACTCATATTGCCAAGCGTAAGAATGGGATCAAGATGTGCGCCAAACATTTCTGAATAATTCTCAATGATAGCATTGGCTTCACCTTGCCATATTGCACTTCCCCAGGTCTTATCATTGGAGAAATCATAGTTACCGTTTTCATCAACAACCACATCACCAAGCTTTCGGTCAATGATGTCAGAAACCGTTTTTCCTGCCTGTATGGTGTTTGTCATCAACGGAGCACGTACAAGCAAATCATCTGCGGTTGTCCCGAGCGCTTTGATAGTCCAATCTATTGCGTACTGTCCTAACCCTCTGACACCATTCTCTTTAATATAGGATTTGAACCCCTGTTGAGCCATTTTTTCAGCCGTTTCTTTACCTATGACCTTTGCGGCGACTTTAGTGCTTCCTTTTGAGAATGTAGACAAACCGTTAAATCCGCCACCAGTCAAAATGAAATCCAACATAAATGAAGGCATATATCCAGTCATGACACCGGCTCTGTTCCAAAAGTCGGCATTTCCACCGTATCTTTCCTCTGCCTGTTGTTTCTCATGGATTGCACCCATCATCATATCATGGGATTCACGCTCGCCCTCTGTGGCATTATCGCCTTTGAGTTTGTCGGCATTCATCATGGTCATGGTATCCGCCATATCACCCATACCGAAATCCCATGTGCGTACATCACCCATAGTACGGCCAAAACCACGCCAAAAGCCTACATCAACCCCATTTTCACGGTCTTTCTGTTCTTCAAGGTTCTTGATGAGCTCTTCTGTTTCTCTAATGGCTACTCTCAATGCGCTGTTTTCCTTGTCTGATTGCTGGCGCGGTGTGTAAGTGGCTGCTCCCAATATGGCAGCGAGCGGCGCTTTGTTCTTTTCCGTTTCTTCTACCCATTCCTTATGCACCTCGGAGGCTCTTTCCGCTTGCTTAGCTTTTAACTCCTGCAAACGGAGATTAGCCTTGCGTAACTGTCCGCCGATTGACATATCGGCAGCTTGTCGGTACCGGAAACTCTCGATGTCAGCAAGAGGTTTACTAGTAGTCTTGTTACCAAATGGAGTAATATATGTTTTTTCCAGTTTCCCATTTTCAGGATTAAACTGCATTTTACCCTCTTTAGTTTGCAATCCGGGATTCAACCCGTATTCTTGTATATTGTCTACACGTTCATTTGCGTCTTGTATCTGTGTTTCCACATTCAGCATCATACGGTTTGTACCGGCAATCATCTCTGCTTTTTCTTGTTCAGTAGGTTGCCACACTTGTTCCGTTTGTACGGCAGGTTCTGGTACGGGTGTTTGAATCTTTCCGAAGCCTATATTATTCTCAAACTCTTCAAACGGTTCCATCTCATAACCATCTTTCACAAGAGCATCATAAGCTGCCCTGCGTTTTGTAGAATCCGATAAGTTCTTGCGGAAATCTTCTTCACTCTCCATATCGTAACCATCAGAAACAAACGTATCGTATAGTTTCTTTATTTTATCCTCATTTTCAGGCATAATGTTTCATTTATGATGTTGGACTTTTCTT